TCATCACGTCCGCCGCGCGGACCGCAGCACCTGCGGGCGGGTGCAGATCGGCAGCGGGTTGCTTTCGATCTCAAGGCGCACCCATTCGTCGCGGTCGCGGTCGGGGATCATCCGGGCGTAGAGCGGCTGGCCCAGCGTGTTGACCGTCTCGAACGTGTCGGCGGGGGCGTGGTAGATCTCGAACAGCCCGTCAACCGCCTCGGGGTAGAACACCGCCTTGTCGGTGGCGACGCCAAAGCCCGCCCCGCCCCGGTAGCGGCGGAAGGTGATGCCGCCGAAGCTGACCTCGTCGGCGATGCGCGAGCGCAGATCGGCGGCGGCGGCGGTGTTGAGGTAGGTCTCACGCACCTCCTTGTGGGCCACGAGATCAGCGAAGAAGGCCGAACCGCATTCGGCGCGCAGCGCGATGGCGCCGGTGGCAAGGCCCCCCATGGTATCCTCGACACTTTCGATCAGCGCCTGGCAGCGCTTGCGCAAGGCACCCGAGGCGGGAGTGGCATTGTCGAGGTCGAAGTCCACTTCCGTTGCCGGGACGATGCCGAACTCGGTGAAGTAGTTCACCACGGTGGCCCCGTCGCGCGGGTCTTTGACCAGACCCTGGATACCGTTGAAGAGGTGATACTCGAAGGTGGTTTCGGCGTCATTGCGCAGGCGGCCGAGCTTGCGGGCGACTTCGGCCTGCACCTGCTGGGTGGCGGATTCACTGCCGAAGTCGCGTACTTGCTGGATTTCCGAGGCCCAGATCACGTCCTGTTTCTTGAACTGGCGGCAGACGAAGGCGCGCACGTCACGGCGTTCCGGGGTCTGCTGGTCATAGGCCGAGCCCCGTTCGGAGAACGGGATCAGCGACAGCGTGCCGTCGCGGCTCTCGATCACCACGGTGCGCGAGCGGACGCCGCGCGGACCGAAAAGACCCGACCCCGACAGGGTGGCGGGCTTGAAGGGGATGTTTTCCAGCGCGCGGGTGAGTTCGATGATCGAGAAGGCATCGCCTTCGAAGATGTCCATGGTGGCCATGGGGTGCCTCCTGATTTGGGGGGTTAGCGGACGAGAATGCCGAGCGTCAGCAGGGCCGCATGGGCGGCGGCGATTTGCGGTGCGGTGGGCGTGCCGGGGATAGTGATCTCATACTGGTTGACGATGGCGGGGCCGCGGATCAGCACGACGGCATTCTTGTCGCCGCCGCTGGCATCGACGCTGTCCCAGAGGATCGCGGCGGCCGTCTGCGTGCCGTTCGAGGCGGCGGGATCGTGGGCCGCGTATTTGCCCGAGGCGGTGATCTTGCCCAGAATGGTGCCGGGTTGCAGGTTGCCGGAGGCAAGAATGACGGTGCTGCGACAATAGTCGCGCAGTGCTTCCCAGACGAGGAAGCCGCCCGCGTGCGGGGTTTCGGTGAGGATCGGCATGGGTCTATCCTTTCAGACGGAAGGTGCGGGCGATGACGTCGCCCCAGGGGCGCGCGCCAGACGGGCGGCCGGGTTGCGGATGGGCGGCGGAAATGTCGGGTTCCGTCTCGGCGCGGAGGGCCAGGAGAGCAGCGCGGACCTCGTCGAGACCGGCGTCCCGTTCGAGGAACCGGCCCGCCATTTGGGGCTGCCCGGCCAAACGGCAAAGATCCACGACGGCGCGGGCATGGGCGAGGATGTCGGCGCGCATCGTGGCGGCATCGACAATGGGGACGGCACTGGCGGCATCTGGTGCCAGCGGCGGCGCGCCGGGATCAGGGGGCGGATCGGGCTCGGCAGCGGGCCGATCTACATTGAGAGATACGTCGTTCCCAGCGGCACCTTCGGCATCGTCGTCGGACGCGGACTCCTCTGGCGCAGGGTCAACATCTGCTTCCGCAGTGCCCGAGGGTTCATCCATAGCCTCGTCACCGGCACTCTCCGCCAGCACAGGCGGTGCGTTCCGGAACCGCCCGACATCGAACCGCGCAGCAATGCGGACCGGTTCTGCGATGCGGTCGGCAAAGCCGAAATCCAGCGCATCCTTGGCATCGAGCCAGGTTTCCGCCGCCATCAAGGGAGCGATTTCTTCCTGCGCCAGGCCGGATTTGGCGGCATAGCCCTGCAGCAGGCTGCCCTTGATCTTGTCCAGCGCCTCGGCCATCGCGCGCATGTCGATGGCGGTGCCCATGACCACACCGGCAGGATCGTGGATCATGAGGAAAGCATTCTCCGGCATGACGATCTCGTCGCCCGCCATCGCGATGTAGGAGGCGGCGGAGGCGGCGATACCGTCGATCCAGACTGTGACCGTGCCGGTATGGCGCTTGATCGCATTGTAGATCGCCACCGCGTCGAAGACCGAGCCGCCCGGGCTGTTCAGCCGCAAGGCCAGCGGCGTGGCATCCGGCAGTGCGCCCAGTTCCGCCAGAAACCCTTTGGCCGAGACGCCGTAGGCCCCGATCTCGTCATAGATCACCACCTCCGCGCCGGTGCTTTGGGCGCGGATCGTGTACCAGCTGTTCATCGGCTTACGCCTCCTGTTCTGTCTCGGTTTCCGGTTTGCGGGTTGGTGTGGCCCGCGCCCCCTGCGTCTCGCCGGGGCTGGTGCGATAGGTGAGACCCATGTCCCCGGCGCGTTTCGCATCGGCTGCGTTCTCACGGTCGATTTCCTCGACGTCGTAGCCTGTGGCCTCGACCACCTTGCGCCGCGAAATGATCCCCGCCTCCATCGCCAGCACCTGCGCCTGAATGTCCTTCAGCGGATCGACCCAGTCCCACCGCGGCGGGATCCAGTTCACCGGACGATAACGCGCGGGGGACCGGGCGAAGTCCGGCAAGTCCAGCGCCCCCGACAACACCGCCGTTTCCAGCCAGCGCGCCCAGACCGGACGGCACAGCTGATGCGCGACCACCCCGTGCTGCAACTGCTCGACGCGGCGGCGGAACTCGACCAGTTCGGCGCGCAAGGACGAATAGTTCGCCTGCCGGACATCGCCGGTCACCAGATGATAGGGCAGCCCGAGCGAGGCCGAGACCGACAACAGCGTCCGGTACTGGAAGGCCTCATAGCCGCCGCCGACATCTGCGGGGCTGGAGAACTTCACATCTTCGCCGGGCAACAGAACCTGCAGGGTGCCGGGCTCCAGACTGACGGTCGCCCCACTGTCGTCGGTTGCCTCAATCTCACCCATCAGCTGTTCTTCGGGCGCGGTCTTGGTGATGAAGCCCGCGAACATCGCCGCTGTCTTCTTCCGGTCAAGCTCGGCGTCGTCATATTGGTCGAGGAGAAACAGCCGCACCATGGCGGGCGCCACATGCGGCAGGCCCCGGATCTGCCCTGCATCAATCGGTCGGTAGATATGCAGAACGTCCCCGGCCGGGACGCGGACCGTTTCCGGCGTGACCATCCCCTGATCTGTGCTGTCACCAGGATGGCGGCGGCGGAAGTGATAGGCGACGCGGCGGCCGATGGCATCGAATTCGATGCCACAGCGGATGCGATTGCCGTTGGCTGCCGCCTCGGTCTTCTCGAACGGCAGCATTTCCGATTGCAGCAATTGCAGCTGGATCGGCACCAGCAGACCATCCTCGGCCCGGCGCGGACGCAGCCGCACGAAGCATTCACCCGCGACGAACATCTCCCGCGCCACCATCGCCTGCAGACCGTAGAAATCAGTCAACCCATCGGCATCCGCCTCGTCGGTCCAGGCGAGCCAGAGCCGCTGAACCTGATCGCGCAAGACCGGATCCTCGATCAGCGACGACGGCTTGATTCCGTCGCCGACGAGGTTCGACGCAAAGGCCTCGCAGGCATTGGCGGCGTAGCCGTTGGTCACCACCAACTCGCGCGACCGCGCCAACAGACGCGGCCCGCCCGAGGCGATCAGCGAGTTGATGTTCTCCAATGGCGGCTGCCAGCCCCGCAACCGACGCTGCGACATCGCCCCTTCCAGCCGCGCGCGCACAGCGACAGGACCGCCGGTTCCCCGGCGGCGAAAGGCATCAAGCCAGCCCATGCGTTACAGCCCCTTGGTGGTGATCACGCGCACCTGCCGGATGATCTTGCGCCCCTCGGCAGTCGCAATGTCGCGGTCCAGCACCTCAATTGCCCGGTCGATCTCCGCAAGGCTGCGGTAGTCCACGGTCTTGCCGTCATAGCTGACCCGCGCCACGCCGCTCGAGCGTGAGGCCGCCAGTGCCTCGCGACGGGATTTCAGTTCGGTTATTGTGGCCATGTCTACCTCATGTAATTCGACGCCACAGACCTGCGCCGTGCCGGACTGCGCACCGCACGGATTGATCCTGCGGCGGCTTTTTCCTGACCCTGCTCGTCCCTGCTGTCACCAGCCACCTGCGCCTCCAAATCGGCCCAGCGCGCCTCGGACCAGCGGTCAGCCCCGACGATCCAGGCGGCGGCGCGGGCGTAAACCCGGCAATCCAGCGCCTCGTTACGCTCGCGCAGTTTCTGCCATTCCAGCCGGGCAAAGCCGCGCTTGGTGCGCACGGTGACCAGTTCCTCGGCCACCAGCTGTTTCAGCCATTCGCTGTCCACCCAATCGGGCAGATGCACAGTACCGGGCGGAAACTGCACCCCCTCGGCCCGTTCCTCCTTGGTCGGGCGTGGCAAGCCAAGGTGGCGGTAGGTCTCCGCCTTGAAGGTGGAGACCGCCACGGTCCACAGCCGCGCGCCCCGGCGCAGGCGTTTGCCCGCGTCGGTCACATCGACGTAGGTGGGCCCCGACACCGGGCTGGAGCGATTGAACCCTTCGACGCCCTTGACCGGGGCAACCTGCGCTACCCCTTGCCGCCGCGACCAAGCGTAAACGGCCGGAGCCTCATAGCCGGTGTCGACGGCGAGTTTGGCCAGCCGCAGATGCGCGCCGTTCTGATGGGTCCACGTCCGGCCCAGCAGCTTTGTCAGTTCCGCCCAAGCGCCCTGATGATCGGGCCCACCGTCGATGACGATGTGATCGACCAGCCAGCTTGTCCCGCCCCTGCCCCAAGCCCAGACATCGACCTCGATCCGATCTTTCTGGACGTCGGCCCCCGCAGTCAGGAACAGCCCGCCTGCCGGAACGATGCCCGGCTTCCACGCCTCACGCCGGTCATAAAGCCGCGACCAGTCTGGTGCCTCCCCGGTTTCCACCCAAGTTTCGCCAAGGATGGTGTTCTTGAACGCCCGGATCGCCTCGTCCGAGCCCTGCGCTGCCTCCCATGACCGCACGATCCGCTCCCAACTCAGCCAGCCGATCGGCGAGTAAAGCGCCGAGAGGTGATAGCCGACGGTGCCCGGATCGGCAGCGGTCGCGGTTGCACGCCACTCGCCTGCCTCCAGCATCGCCGTCTTGTGGTGTTCCGCGATGGGGCGTTCGCAGCCCTCGCAGTGGTATGCGGCGGCCTCGGGCCGCGCCTTTTCCCAGCGCAGCCGCTCGAACTTCAGCCATTGGAACTGATGGCAATGCGGGCATGGCACGAAGAACCGGCGCTGATCGCTGGCCTCGTATTCCCGCTCGATCCGGCTCAGCCCCCGGATCGTCGGCGTCGAGACCAGAAACACCTTGCGCCGGTGGGCGAAGGTCAGCGACCGCGCCTCGGCAAGACTGACCGGATCGCCCTCCTCATCCGCAGAGGCCGGATAGGCGTCGACCTCATCCAGAAAGATGTAGCGGGCCGGGGTCGAGCGCAGCCCCACCGCCGAGTTCGCCCCGGTCATGATCAGGATGCCGCCCGCGAATTCCTTCGACAGCATCGTATTGCCGGCATCCCGCGACCGCGCCGGTTTGACCCGCTCGCGCAGTGCCGCACTTTCCTCAATCAGTGGATCGATGCGCTGACGCGAGTTGCGTTTCGCCAGCTCCACGGTCGGCTGCACCGCCAGCATCGGGCCCGGCGCCTGATGGATGGCAAAGCCGATCCAGTTGTTCCCGGCTTCGGTCGCACCAACCTGTGCCGCCTTCATGAACACGACGCGCTGGACGGCTGAACTCGGCGACAGCGCATCCATGATCTCGCGCATGTAGGGCGTGCGCGACGTGCGGTAGCGTCCCGGTTCGGCGCTGGCGCGCGACCCCAGCATCCGGTGCGCATCGGCCCATTGCGACACCGTCAGATCGGCATCGGGCCTGATGCCCAAGCCCCAGGACCGCAGCAGATCTTCAGCGCCATCGAAGGCTGCCGATCCGTCCATGCCTTCAGCGAAGATCGATGCGGACCTCGGCGAGGCTTTCGAGTTGGGCGCGGACATGGGCTTCCAGAACCTTCTGCATCATGGCGGGCTCCATCACTCCGTGATCCGCGATCATCACCCCCAGTTCCGATGCCATCAGCGCCGCTGCCCGCGCGGGCCAGGTCACCCAGGCATCGCGCTCTTCGCGCGCCAGCCGGAACACCAGCCCCACCGCGCGATTGCGGTCGATCAACTCACCCTTCAATTGGGCGAGCTTCAGCTTGCGCTCCTGCGCCTTCAGCACCTCGTTGGCGGTCCTGGCCTGCAGGAAGGTCGTGCCACCACCGCTGACCGGGGTGGGCAACCCTTCGTCGCGAAGCGTCTCACCTACGGCCGACAGCGCGGTATCCGGCACAGGCTTCAGCTTCGGCGTGACTGGCGCGGCCGCAGCCTTTGACGCTCGCTGCTTCGCGGGATCGGTCATCGCAGCCCGCCGCGCATCCGAAGCGATGGCATCGATCGACCCATCGGCGTGCTGGACCAGCCGCCCGGTGTCCTTGGCTTTCTGGATTGCCCCCCGCGACAAGCCCACATGCGCGGCGTACTGCCGCTCGCTCATGCCCTCCATTGTGCGCTCCGATTATCGTTCAAAACCATGGGCTTATTCAGTTGATAAGCATCGGGACGAGAGCGAACGTGATCTTGCACCAACGCACCCGACCAGGAGCAAACGCCATGACCCCCAAGACAAAACCCGCCCCAGACGCCCTCCTGCTGGAGATTGCGCAGAAACATTTCCCCAGCATCGAGACGCTGGAAACCCTCAACAGCGACGGCCTCGATTTCCACGATGTCGCCGTCTGGGCGATCCGCAGCGCGCTGGAAGCAGCCTACGAGGCCGGGCGCATCGCTGGTGCCAAGGCCATGTTGGCGGCCGCCACCCATCGCTGAAGGAGGGACGAGTTATGACCATGGCGACCACCACCATCCGCATCGACATCGCCACACTGCCCGACCATCTCGACCGCAGCCGCCCCAGCGTGGTGGCCGAGGTCGTTGAAGCCGCGCTGCGTGAAGGCGGGATCAAGGCCGATTGTTCGGACCTGTTCTCGCACCTGAAGATCGACCTGCCGACCGCGCAACTGGCCGCTGCCAGCGCGGTGCTGGTCGATCTGCAGCTGATCTGAGGCGGCACCATGAGCACTCGCGCGCAGATCGCCATCCAGATCGGCCCCGAGGAATGGGCGCACACTTACTTGCATTCTGACGGCTATCCCTCGCACATGCTGCCCGCGCTGTCGCCTTGGACGCCTGAGGATATCCTTGCTGCCAAAGAAATCCGTCAGGTCCGGGCCGATGAGATCGAAGCTTTCGGCAAGCCCCGCGACCCGGTGATCCTGTCGCGCCCGACCTGCCAGTTCTGCCATCTGTACATCTGGCAGGACGGCACATGGACCGAACTCGGCCCCGAAACCCACGCCCCCGAAGAAGCGGCCCCATGACCCTGACCCTCAACTGCTTTTCCGAAGGCGAAACCCTCGACGAGGTCATCCGCCGCGAATGCGCCATCGGGTTTGACCTTCGGTTTTGCCGCAGCGTCGCCGTGTCCGAGCACGACCGCGACACCGAAACCTGCGACCCCACCGAGGCGGAATTCGCCACGATCTATGCCCTGACCGATCTGGGCGAAGCCATCGCCATCCATGACGCCGACTTGACCAGCGCCGGGGCCGACGAAGTGGCAGCCGTCGCCCGCGCGCTCTTCGTGGCGATTGCCAATGCCCGCCGCGACCCGCCCGACGCGGCCCAGCGTCATGAGGCTGAGCAGGCCGCGCTGATCGATCCGGATCGGATCGCTTGAGCCAAGACGACGCGATCATAAAGCCATGATATTGCTCATAATCGCCTAGGATTTTCCCGCCATTAGAGCGAACGTTGATCAACCGAAGCGATGCAACTCGATCAAGGAACCTTCAAAATGAACCATCGCGCCACCGACAACTCCAAAGCCCTGAACGCCTTCCTTGCCGCCAAACACGAGATCGACGGGATGCTCGCGCGGCTGGCAACTCTCAGCGCTGACCATTTCGAGACCAGCCCCGACGAGGTTCATTGGGGGCACGTCGGCACCCTGAACCACTACCGCGCCAAACTGCGCGAGATCACCGACAGCGCCTTCAAGGAAGGCGAACACGCCGAGTGACGGTATCCCTTCCGGGACACGCCCGCCGACTGGCGGGCTTGGTCTCGTAGGAGGGCTGCGATTGTCGCGCCCCGATACGGAGACGAAGATGACCCAGATCCAGCTGACTGACACCCAATCCATCATCCTTTCAACGGCCTGCGGGCGCGACGACGGGATGGTGTTTCCGATCACGGCCAAGCTGAAAGGCGGTGCCGTCGGCAACGTGTGCAAAAGTCTTTTGAAGCACGCCCTCCTTGAGGAAGTTGCCGCTACCGACCTGAACACGGTCTGGCGGCACGACGAAGAGCTCGGCTCGATCACCCTGCGCGCCACGCCGCTGGCCTATTCGACGCTTGGGATCACCGACGATCCGGCATCCGCGACCTTGATCCCCAGCGGCACCGAACCGCTGCGCCGCACTGGCACCAAGCAGGACACCCTGATCGCCATGCTGCGCGCACCTGACGGTGCCACCATTGAGGAGATTGTCGCAGCGACGGGCTGGCTCAGTCACACCGTGAGTATCCGTCTTGGTCAAGCGGGTTTTGGGGTCCAGAGGCGGTCGGCCTTGACGAGGGCGTTGGCGGTTTCGAGGAGCTTTCTCATCAGGGCTACGAGGGCGACCTTGGCGGGCTTTCCC